AGGCGTGGACACCTCGCATTGCCCCCGATCCCGTAGCATGGGTAGAGGGTGGCGGCGTGATCCTTCCCAGCGCGGTCGCTGCCCGTGGCAATGGTGGGCGCTTATCCTTTGCCTCCCGCCCCTATTGGCGTCTCCCTCTCCGGTGGTTCGCTGAATCGGGCGTCGAAACAATCGTTGTCGTCGTCGCATCCCAATGCGGAAAGACCACGCTGGATATTGCAATCGCCCTCTATGGCTCCGAATGGCTCCCCGGCCCTGGCTTGTTCCTCATGCCGTCCGATGACCATGCAGAGGATCTAGTCCGCGACCGATTGCGCCCAATCTTCCAGGCGTCACCATTTGCGAAAGGATTGCGAGCCCAGGATATGCGCCTCGGTGGCGTGTCATTCCCAGGTGGTGGCGCATTGAACGTGATCGGCGTAGGATCCCCGAACGCGCTCAAGGGTCGTCCTGCTCGGTGGGTGTTATTCGATGAGTACGATGAGGCGATCCGCTATTCCCAGGCGGCAGGCTCCCCATTGGAGCGAGCTAAGACCCGCACGCGAACCTATGGTAGCCTCCGTCGAATCGTCCTGACCTCCACGCCTACAACCGAGGATGCCGGAATCTGGCCGGAATACGAGGCTTCCCGCCGATACGAATGGCACGTTCCCTGTCCACATTGCGGAGCTTTTCAGCCTTTGGAGATGTCTGGGATCAAATGGCCGCGAACCGCTGACGGGGATTGCTCGCAGACTCCCGACCGTATTGCCGCTGACTCCCTGGCATGGTACGAGTGCGCGTCCTGCCATGAGCCGTGGACCGATGCCCAGAAGCGCCGCGCCGTGTCGGATGGCTGCGGCGTTTGCCTGGACGAAGACCGCCCGATGAGACAGGTTGCGCTCCACGTCTCGGTCCTCTATTCGCCTGACGTTTCGCTTTCGGAGATCGCAAGCCAATTCCTTTCCTCGCTTGATGACCCGGAAAAGCTCAAGCAGTTTCGCAACGAATGGCTCGCCGAGCCGCGCCGCGAAATCATCCGCACTACATCGACCGACCAAGCGCACCTCGCTACCCTCGCTCTCCCAGGCTACGAGATGCCTGCTCCTGACTGGTGGCAATCCGACATCACCCCTCGCGCTCCGGAATGGGTGCGAGGCGTAACGTGGGGCTTCGATGTGCAGGGCGCAGAGGTTTGGGGCCTTTGCCGTGGCTGGGGTGACCACGGGGAGTCAATCGTCTTGTGGTGCGGATCGTTCAAGGGTGGAGCAGGTGAAGACCTCGAAGGCGCTGCGCAAGCATTTCGCCGGGAGTGGATCGGGTTAGGTGGCGAACTCATCCGACCCCGCTTTGGTTTCATGGACTCGGGTTACCGCGCCCATGAGGTCTACCGGATCTGTGCAAGGACCGCGCATCTACACCCGTCCAAGGGGCTACGGGATGGCAAAGTCCCGACCATGACGACCCAAGTTGACAGGCAGGATGGAAACCGTCGAACGGTTGGGCAAGTCGAATTGCATACGCTCTGGACAACCTACTGGCAGGACCAAGTCGCCGCCGAACTCGAAACTGGCCCGGGCCGTGGCCGTGGCGTCTGTCACCTGCCGAGCAATGCACCGACCTACCTCTACCGTCACCTCCTGGCAGAACGGAAAGTTGCCGTGCGTACGCGAAACGGCACGATGTCATACGTCTGGAAGGCGCATTCCAGCGAGAACCATTTGCGCGACTGTATGGTCTATGCCCGTGCCGCCGCTGGCGTTTCTCGTCTCCTCGATCTCCGAACCATGAAAACGATTCCGCAAATCGCTCCTGTGACTGAATCAGAGCCGGGAACGCAAGCGGTTACCGCTCCCGCCCCAAAGAAGTTGACGGGACTTGCCGCCCTGGTAGCCGCTCGAAACGCTGGAACGATGGGGAAGACGGCGCAGATCCGCACGATCTAATGTGAATTGATTGTGAATATCTGGTTGATTTCCTGTTTGCTAGTTGTGGATACGCCTTGCTTTTGTCCACATAGGTGAATAGTTTGTTGACAGATGGCATTCACAACCTGGACCGCCTACAAGACTTTGGTGCTGGATTCGATTGTTTCGGGCGTTGCGTCCGGCTCGATCCTCCTCCAGTCTGTCCAGCCGCTTGGACCTGATGGTGTGGCCCGTACGTTCCGCAATCTCCTAGAGCTGGAGCGCCACGTTGATTGGGTTGGCAATAAGGTTGCCCAGGAAGCCGCTGCCGCCGATGGCCGTGGCCGCATTCTCTTCATGGGTGCCGTCCGTTGACCGAGCCCGCCAAAATCAACCGCGCCCAGGTGGTACGCGAATCTCGCCGGATCATGCAGCCGCTGGCGTTCGCGAATCCGTTCGACGGAGCCGCCACCGATCCCTACTCGACGCGCTACACGCAGACGAGTGGACACCCTGACCGAGAGATCGCCGGGGCGCTGCCTCAATTGCAGGCGCGGTCGATTGACCTTTATCGCAACAACTCTCTGGCCTATGGCGTCCTCGACACCATCGCCCAAGGCGTTGTCGGTCGTGGTCCTCGCCCTCGGTTCCTGAATGCCCAGGCCGATACACTTTCCAAGCTGTTCGCTGAATGGTCCACCACTGCCGGGTGGGATGGCGTTTCCACATGGTCGGAAGTCTGTTCCGCGATGGTCCACGCATCCTGCCTATCTGGCGATACGCTCATCCTGTGGCCTGACGTTGGCGACGGCACCGGGCCAAAGATTGATCTTGTCGACGCTGCCCGAATCGACACGCCCTCGACTCATCCCGAGTGCCCTTCCTGCCGTCTCGGTGTAGGGTACGACAAGTACGGTCGTGTCCTTGGCTACTACGTCCGCAAGTCCGAAGACCCTGGCGTCGGTGGCGACCGTAACGACTACTCCTGGTTCCCGTTGAATAAGAACGGGCGCATTAATGCGCGCCTATTCAAGCGTCCCGCTGTCGGTCGCCCTCGCCAATCTCGTGGACTCCCTCTCCTGACCCCTGCAATCCATCGCCTCCGCGACCTGGACGAACATTCCCGGATCGAATTGCGCCGCGCTGCCCAGGCTTCCAAGGTGCATACCATCGTCAAGACGCCGGATCCAAAAGCGATCTCGGACGCCTTCGAGAACGCCGAGATCACGGGCGAATATGGATCTCTTCAAGAGCTTCTAGGGCGATCCTACGGCAACACCCCTGACGGCTCGATCATGGTCCTTGGGCTCGGCGAGGATGCCACGGTATCCACCCCTCCGCAGGTCAATGGCGGTCTAGGCGACTACCACGAATCGCACCTTCGCGAGATCGCAGGAGCTACCGGATTTCCCTTCGAGGAAGTCTTCAAGCTCTACGCGAAGTTGAATTTCTCCAACGCTCGTACCATCCGGCTCATGGCCAAAGCAGGCTACCGCAATTGGCGCGACAAGATGGAAGCCGGGGCCCTGACTCCTACCGTCGCGCTCCTGGTACAGTATTGGTGGGCTAATGGCCTGCTCGGTCGGATCCCTTGGTCCAGTGACCTCCTGTCCGTCTCGTGGGACTGGGACGAAATGGAATGGGTCGACCCCGCGAAGGAAGTCAAGGCCAACGCCGAAGCTATCGCCACGGGGCAAAAGTCCATCGTTGACGTTTGCGCTTCGCAAGGCAAGGACGCTCGCGCCATCATGGCCGAAAATCTCCAGATGGAATCCGAGGAAATGAAGATGCGCGAATCGTTGGGGCTCCCTCCGAAGGGCCAGCTTCCCGCACCCGCCGCGCCTCCCGAACAACAGCAAGCGCCGGAGCCCCCGGACGATCTCGAAGACCCGGAGGACGTGAATGTCTGACCTCACTATCTACGGCGACATCGGCTGGGACAACAGCGCCGCAAGCGTCAATCGCGCCCTGTCCGAATCTGCCCCCGGACCTCTGACGGTTCGCTTGAACTCTCCCGGCGGATCCGTGTTCGACGGCCTCGCTATCGCCTCCATGCTTCGGCGTCGCGGCGAGGTGACGGCGGTTGTCGATGGCCTCGCCGCTTCCGCCGCCTCGATCATCTACATCTCCGCAGCTCGTCGCGTGATGGCTCCCGGCTCGATGGTCATGATCCATAACCCCTGGTCGATGGTTGGCGGTACGTCCGACGACATGAGACAGGAGGCCGACGTACTCGATACCATCGCTGGCGAGATGGCGAAGCTCTACGCTGACGCATCGGGCGGCAAGCTGACGGCCAAGGACGCCGAAAAGCTCATGGATGCCGAAACATGGCTTACCGCCGAAGACGCCCAGGCCATCGGGCTTTGCGATGCCATCGAAGGGAAAGCGAAGGCGTTCGCATCCATCGACAAGAATCGTCACGCTTACCGCAATATCCCGAAAGGAATGGAGACCATGAGCACCGAAACCACGGAGGCTAAACCCTCCTTCCTGGACAAGTTCCTCGCAAAGTTTGACGGAGGGGCTGACGCTCGCGCCGAACTCGTAGGCGCAAAAGCTGATCTCGAAACGGCAAGCGCCGCTCTGGTCGATGCTGTGGCGAAGATATCCGAGGCCACCGCTCGCGCCGAAGCTGCCGAGGCCAAGGCTTCCGAAGCGGTCGCGCAGATCGAAGCCCTCAAGGTCGAGCACGCCGCCGAACTCGAAGCGGCCAAGATTCAAGCGGGTCAAGCTGCGGTCATGGAGGTTCTCGAAACTTCCGCGCCCGAAGCGCTGCCACACGTCGAGACAGTCGAAGGCGCTGCCGAGACGCACACCGCGAAATACAACGCCCTTCGCGCCCAAGGCAAATACGCCGAAGCTGGCGAGTATCGCAAGGCTCACCTCAACGAAATCTTCAAGGGAGAATAATCATGGCCATCACTAGCCTCAACATGACCGAAGTTGCACGGGACGTTTTCCCGTCTCTCGTCTCGGCAATCGGCCCCGTCCTCAAGTCGTCCTATCGAGTGTCGACCGACCCTTTCGCGAAGACCGTCACGGTCAACGTGTTCGGCGCTCGCACTGGCGCGGAGTTCACCCAGTCGACTGGATCGTACACGGCCACCGCCGCTGCGACCACCTCGTTCGATGTCGTGACCACCGAGGTCTACGACTATATGACCATGAACAAGCTCTCGTTCTTGCAGACCCCCGTCGACGTGATTCGCGGTCTTCTGCCCACGATGGGCGACGCGATTGCGAACAAAATGTTCGCCATGCAGAACGCGCTGGTCACCACCGCTTTCACCAACACCAAGATCACGTCGACCGCCGCCAACTGGGACGCCGACGACATGGCCGACGCCGCCACGACCTTGACCACCGTGAAGGCCAGCAATCAGGGCCGCTATGCCGTCCTGGAACCTGCCTACTACGGCGCGCTGTCGAAAGACAACGCGATCCAGGCCGCCTACGCTTTCGGTGACGACGGTGTCATCAAGCGCAACGTGATTCCCTCGGTCCACGGCTTCGATCTGAACACCGTTCCCGCCGTTGCCGACTCTGGCGACGTGGCCAACTTGGTCGGCTGGGTGGCCGCTCCTGAAGCCTTCGCTGTGGCCTTCCGTCCCGCCTTCGAATCTGCCGAGGTTCCTACCTACGCGCAGATGGGCAGCTACACCGATCCCACCACCGGAATCACCATCACCACGAAGCTGTGGGACGGCAACGACGGCAACTACCACCTTTGGGCTGGCGTTGGCTTCGGCATCGCTCGCGCTCGCGTGACTGCCCTGACGGCCATCGTCTCGGCTTAATCATCACCCGGAGGCGGGTATCCGCTCGCCTCCTTTTTCTTCCTCACCGGAGACAAGCACAATGATCGAACGACTGGCCGTTCTGGCAATCGACAAAGCGGACGGCTCGCTAGAGCTTGTGTCCGGCGAAAAAGGCGAGATCTACCAAAAGACTCGCGCCATGATCCGCGAACTCAACGCAACCGAGGGTCATGACGTTCTTCGCTTGCGTGCGTTCTACCAAGGCGGGCTGCTCAAGGGCTACAAGTTCAAGAGCAATATCCGCGCAGCGTCGGAAGTCGTCATCGAAGACGAGGTGGACGAATCCGACGACCTCGCGAAGGACATCCGCTCGCAGCTCAAGGCAAAGGGCGTCAAGGTTCCCCCGCGCATCGGCGAGGCTCGCTTGCTGGAGCTTGCCACCGAACACGGGATCATGGTCTAATCATGGCTGTTCATGGTATCTCGTTTAAGGCTGTCGGGGCATCCCTCGACACCTTAGCGCAGCGTTGCCAGGAATTGCCGCGCTCGTCTGTGGGCGCTCTCGCCTACGCCAACTCTGGAGTACTCCAGCAGGTCGGAAAGATCGTGCATTCCCGCTACATCGTGGCGGGTCGCCATTCTGATCTGTCTCCCTCTGGCTACACCCGCTACAAAGAGCCTCCCGGAGCAACGCACGGCCCTGTCAAGTTCGCCTGGAAAGCCAAAGGCGGCGAAGCGTTCCGAAATGCTCGCGGCGAATTTGAAAAGCGGCCTATTGAAATCAAGCTGTTCGTCAAAGGAAAATTCGTCGACCGCACTGGGGCAATGCTCGGAGCGACCGAGGATCTTTCCGCCGCTGACCCATCTACCGAATTCCCTCGGATCATGTCTGAAGCGGAGACGGGGCAGAAGGGAAAGCAGAGCCAAGTGTCCGTAGGCATCGACGCCAACGGCCTCGGATACGTCGAGTTGAAAGACGGTTACGCCGCTGCCGAACGTGGCACGCGATCCCGTGTATCTTCTCCCGTCCGTGGCTGGTGGCGCGCATTGCGTACCGCTTCTGGTCAATGGGGAAAGCTCCTGAACAAGAAGTATCCCGACCTCCTGCGGATCAATGGCCCAATCGGGATGCGCAAATAATGGCAACGCTTGTCGGATCATTGATCGAGGCCATCGGCACCAAGATGGCAGCGGCCTTTCCAGGCTATCCAATCATCTACGGCCTTCCCGCGACCAGTGGGTTAGGTAGCGATGTGGACGAAATCCGCATCCACTACATGCAGGAAACAGGCAAGTTTTCAAGCTCGCAGCTTGGAGGCGTCACGACTGTTTCGCCGTTGATCTCGGTCACCGTCCAGCGCACGCTTGCCACGGTTTCGACCACGCTTGCCGCACATCAATCGCTCATTGATCTAGGGTCTGATCTCCGATTGGCGCTCTCGGCTCTAATCATGGATCACGTCACCGGGTCCGCTCCTATCGCTGCATTCGCGGGGCAGGCCCTGTGGGTGACAGATTGTGTCATGACTCCTTCTGTTCTCGACATCGGCGCGGGAAATGGGACCGAGGCAGTGACGGCAGAGTTTCGATTCAACTTCTCTCGATCCTACGGAGGCCGCTAAATGATGGTCGAACAATTCAAACAGTGCGGATACAAGACCGAGGCCGTCGAGCTGACGCCCGAAGCGCTGGTTGCCGCGAATTTCGGCACCGTCTGGACCGATCCGGAAATCAAGGCGGAGGACGGCTTCAACGAGCGCCGCCCTCGTCGCGCATCTTTCGCCAATCTGCAAGGCGTTGGCGGCACCTCGCTTGCCAAATTCTCCGGCAAGTTTGAGCCTCGCCCATCCGGCACTGACGGAACCGCGCCCGATTGGTTTCAGTTTGTTGGAGCAGCTGGCGCGACCATCTCCACGGATACCGCGACCTTCGGGGCTGAATCGCTGTCATCCTCCGTCCTTGGTTCGACCGTCACGATCAAGACTCGCGACGGAGCCTGGGAAAAGGTGTCAGCAGGTACGCGTATCGGGACGCTTCGGTTCTTTGCCGAGAAGGGTGCGACCTGGGCTTGCGAGATCGAAGGCACAGGCCGTTTCTCGAAGTCCGCACAGGCGGCTTTTGTCGCATCGGCCCACCCATCCGCAGGACTCGGGCACCCGTTCCTTGGCATGGGCGCGACCATCGACGCCGCCTCTTACTCGTTCTCATCCGTGGAGATCGCGATTGAAAACACCGTGACCCCCGCGCCCGATGGAACGCATTCCACCGGATACGGGCAAAATGTCATCACCGGACAGAAGCTCATGTACCGCGCATCAATCCTCGATACCGGGGCTGTCGATTGGCAGGGGAAGTTCCGCAACAACGAGGTCGGCGATCTACTCGCAGTTTCGGTGCCGATGTCCGCAGGTGCAGCCGGAAATGTGCTGACCTGGACCGGGACCATCTGCCTTGTCGAGCAGCCGGAGATCAAATATCTCGACAGCCTCGGGTACATCTCCCTGGTTGGCGAGTTCACCACCGCCAGCGCGTCCGCCGCCCTCTCCCTGGTGCAGTCGTAATGGATCCGATTTTCCTCACTCCAGAAACGACCGTCGAAGTCTCGATCCGCACGAAGTTCGAGACGGTCGGAGAAGCGAACCTCACCCGCTACGATATTGAAGACGGAGGTCCTTACTCCATCCGCACGGCCACGGGGCGCGAGTTCGCCGTTATCCAGCAGGCATGGGGCAGGCAGGACATCGACGCAGCTTACACTCTCGTGCAAAAGTTCCTCGTGCGTGGCGTTGGTGACGATCTCAAGCCCGAAGCGAAAGCAGCTTTGTTCGAGAGTCTACACCCTGACCTCGTTTGGAAGATCCTCTTCGAGGTGATTCGGCGCTCTCGTCCATCGGAGACAGACCAAAAAAAATGATGGTTGCCTTCCGGCTCGCGACCAAGCGATACGCCTGCACATGCAGACCCGGACGGCACGAGAAAGATCCAACAGCTCGGAAAGCGTGGGGATGCGATGGAAGAACAGAAACGCCAGCCTTCGCGGATCCAATTACCGGAAGCTTTACAGAGTCGTCCTGTTTTGATCTCCACCGATGCCCGGCGGGTCAAATTGGATCTGAATGGGACGACTTTCTTTCCGTCTGGTCGGCCTATGGCTCCGGAGATAGCAGGGGTCCGCTTCCGCTCGCTGGCGGGTGGCTTGACCAAATGCAGTGGTTTACGGATGCTCATGCAGTGATGGCCGCAGAACTTGACAAGTACCGCGAAATCGAGCGGAAGAAATCCGAAGCTGACGCAAAGTCAAGACGAGGAAAGGCGCGGTAATGGCTGACGACAAAATCCGGTACGTCCTCGACGTTGACGACAAGGGCACGCCGAAGCTGGTCAAGTTCGGCGCCGCTGCGGACAAGTCGAGCAAGCAGGCGACGAAGGGATTCGGAGACGCCAGCAAGGCGCTAGGCGAGTTCGGGCAGCGCATTCCCGGCGTGGGCTCAGCAATGGATGTGATGTCCAAGGGGCCACTCATCGGTGCGTCTGTCGCGGTCGCTGGGCTTGCCGTTGGATTCGGCGTGATGGTGTCGAAGTCCATCGACATGGCCGATTCGATGAACGATCTTTCCATCCGTCTCGGAATCTCGACAGAGCGCCTTTCTGTCCTCTCCCTCTACGCAGAGCAGAGCGGGACAGATATTGACACGCTTGCCACGGCAATGGGTAAGCTAGGCGTCAAGGTCGCGAGCGGAGACAAGACCCTCAAGTCCTACGGCGTGACCGCTGGCACGGCTGACGAAGCACTGTTCCAGCTTGCGGACAAGGTGGCCGCGACCGAAGATCCGATGCTCCGGCTCAAGATCGCGACCGACGCTTTCGGCAAGTCTGGTCAACAGATGCTACCAATGCTCGTCCAGGGCGGCGCGGCTCTCCGGGAGATGGGAGCTAACGCTCCTATCGTCTCGACTGAGATGGCGAAGATGGCCGACGAGTTTAACGACAAGATGGCAGAATTCAAAGGGCAATGGACATCGGTCTCCATATCCATCACGTCCGAAGTTTTGCCAGCGCTGACAAGCGTCCTTTCGATCGTTTCCGACATCACCACAGAAATGCGGAAGTTTGGCGGCGTTGGAGCTATCGCGAAAACTGCTCTCGGTGCCGTTGCCACAAACCCGGCATTGATCGCAAAAGGTCTATACGGCATCGCTACCCGCGACACGCGAACTGATTCCGAAAAGTCAATCGGCGCGATGAGTGGACAGAGCGGCGTCTACAAGGGCGAGTCGATGGCATCGGCTCCCGCGAAGACCTACGAGTCCCCCGAAGACATCAAAGCTAGGGAGGCTGCAAAAGCCAAAGCGAACGAGCAAGAAAAGACGTTCGAGTCGTGGCGCGACGGCATCCGAAAGAAGCGCCAAGCAGAGCTTTTAGAAGGCTACCAAGCACAGATAGCCGCTGTCCAGGAAGAGGCGGATTTCGAGGCGGGTCTCGAAGCGCAAATGCTTGAGTTTAACGCTGGGATGCAATCCGAGTTCCGCGCAGAGCAAGCCGCGCTAGACGAGGAGGCGAGGCAGGAAAAGCTAGCCGCCGACACCGCCGCTCTAGATGCCCAATTCGCTCGCCAAATGCAGTTCGCGGGACAGATGGAAAGCGTCATGTCAAACGCCTTCTACAACACCCTGCGCAATGGCGACGACCTCTGGGATGGACTCACCGAAGGGTTCGGAAACATGCTCGCGCAGATGGCCGCGCAGATGGCCGCACGCGCCGCGATCTTCACGCTGTTCAACGCGCTTACGGGAGGATCGTTCGGGCTCGCCGCTGGTGGCCTCTCGTCATTCGTGTTCCGCGCTGGTGGTGGACCGTACGAGAGCGGGTCAAATCTTGTCACCAACGAACGCAGACCGGAAGCGATCATCCCTCGCGGCCCTGGTCGCGTGGCACCTACCGCCCAAGGTGGAGACACAATCACCATCGTAGTGCAGAATCCAACGCAAGCCGTCTCGGTTCGCCGCCAACTGACCAAGGATGACCGCCGCCGCAATACGGGGCTCCGGTGATTTCCTGGGAGACAACGGAACCGGAATACCTGCTTGGGCTAGAATGGTCCGAGGCTGCGGACGGAACGCCGATCTGCTACGACGACGGCGCGGCTTATGACTCGATCCGAGCCAAGCTAACGGGGCGGCTGACTAAGGCGGAGCTGGAAGAGCTGGAAACAGCCTATACCACCACGCGAGGCTACGACATCATCTCGACGGGCTACCTGCTCGGGCCGGAGATCGACACCAGCACAAGCGTACACGTCGCGCTTTTGGATCTCGTTGTGGATGGCCCAACCGATTCGTCAATAAACCTGTACGACGTGACAATTTCCGTCGCTTACGGACCTCTCGACGCACCTCCATCTGGCGACATCTCGAAGGCGCTCAATGGAGGCGTTCCGTACCACATGGCGCACCCGACCACGCTTGCCTACCTGCTTTGCGATGGCGACGAGTACAGCGTTACGGCAGGGCGCGCCGTTGACCGCGAATGCAGATGGTACGCATCGGGCTTGAGCACGCAGGATGCACGCGAGGCGGTCCAGGCGTTGCGCACGATTCGAGGCTCGCAGTATGCTTGGTATCCGACCGGGATTGTCGAGCCGTGGGGGCCTGGGGTCGATCCTATCGCGATGATCTGGATTCCATCCTGGCAGGTGGTCGCGGAATCAAATTTGACATGGGGCATTGAAATGCAATTGATTCGCGACACAGGAACGATTCCAGATCCTTATTTTGTAATGATTGGCAACGACGCCGACATGGCAGGCGATGACGGCAGCGAAATGATCGGGGTGCTCTAATGGCTGGAAAGCGAAATTACGAATGGCCCTTGGCGACCGAATGGGACGCCGCCGCATTTTTCACGCAGGACAAGTCGGGAGGTGTGACGCAGCGCGTTTCCTCTGCTCTAGTCGAGACAAAGCTAGAGGCGGACGGCTTCCCTAAGATCCCATCTCCGTCCGCTAACGAAGTCGCGGTGTACGGCGTTGGCGGGTGGGATTCGGTCAAGCTGGCAGACGCGAACATCGACGCAGCCGCCGCAATTGGGTGGGGGAAGATTAGCAAGGCGGGCGCGGTCGCCTCGGACGTTGGAGCGCTCGACGTTGCGCCGATCCAGGCGGCGGGGCAGCTTTCTGGATTCGCGGACAAAGACAACATCACGCAGGTATACAACCAGTCGGAAAACACCGTCACAACCTCGCACCCGTCCGGCACCATCGTGATGTACTGGAGGGGCGCGAGGATCACCAAGGCATCGCCGTGGACAACCGAAGAGCACCCGCCCACAATAAGCCGGAATTACTTCTACTCATCCAGCGACGGCGTGAACTTTGGGTGGTCCACGGTGCAGTGGCAGTTTTCAGACATCCAAGTGGCGATGATCCGTTTCGGAACCTCTCTTAAAATACCGATTCGCGAATGCCACGGTTTGATGGACCCCGACTCGCACGAGGAGTTCCACGCCAAAATCTGGACGTACATCAAGAGCGGCGGCACTCTCACGGCAGGGACTTACGCGCTACATGTCGCAGACGACGCAAGCATCACTCCAGGCGTGGACGCTTGTGTTTTACGAGACGAGGATCTTTCAACAAATCTCGACGCGCTCCCACAGGGAGCGTACACCGTCTGTATTCCGGTGGACGGGGAATTTAGCCCACAGACACTGGCCTTCCCCTTTCCGTACGCTCCAGGTAGCTTTATCAGGTACTACCCCACAGACACCGGGGTAGGTACCACTGGACAGACCGGGAAGTTCTACAACGTGTACCGGGTAGGTATTCCCACGATGGAGCCTAATAGCCCGGTTCGGTGGCTCTGGATCGCACCACAGGCGCAGTACGACAGCTTCGCGCTCGCTTCCGCCGAATCGTTTACTTCGCTTCGGCTTGGTGATCTCGCGCTGGGTACCTCGGAATACTGTCCAGTCGAGCGGATCGTCTACAAATCCGGTG